TTCACTGATGAGGAAATCGAAAACACTAAAAAATAATCAAAGAATATACATAGAAAATGACCAGGGATTAGAAATATTTACTATCCCTAATTTTTTAACTGATGAAGAATGCAATTATTTATGTAAATTAATTGAAAAAAACCATATTCGTTCAGAAGTAGCGGGAGATGGAACTAAAAAAGTTACATATAATGAGGGAAGAACTAGTAGTACTTCTAATTTACCTATATCCGATGATATAGTTAAACAAATAGATGAAAAAATCTACCAAGAATTAAATTTACCTCCAGATAAAGCTGAACCAATACAAGGACAATTATACCAGGTAGGACAAGAATTTAAACACCATAATGATTTTTTCTGGGGTGATGGATTTAATAATTTCTGCTTATCTAGTGGACAACGTACTTGGACATTTATGATTTATTTAAATGACGTTGAAGAAGGTGGTGAGACTGAATTTTGGCATTTAGACCAAAAACGTTTTGCCCCAATTAAAGGTACAGCTGTAGTATGGAAAAATTCAGACGATGAAGGAAACAATATCGAAACATCAATGCACGCGGGCCTCCCAGTACTAAAAGGTAAGAAAATGGTAATTACTAAATGGTTCAGACAAAACAAATACGACCCTATTAGTGATGCTAAATTAGCTGGAGAATTTTATAAAAAACAACAATAATGAGTTTTATTTTATTAGCCCATTGGAATGGACGATTTGGAAACCGTATGCACCAATATGCATACGGTGTTACATATAGTAAATTAAATAATGTTCCTTTTTATTTACCTAGTGATTGGGAAGGAACTCATTTATTTAAAAACCAATACCACACAGTTATAGAAGATGATACTTTAAGGTTAGAAATTAATCAAACTCACCCTTCTATGAACACTACAGAATTCAGAACACAATCTATTAAAAAATTACACCCAGATGCTAAACAAATTCATCCAGAAATGAATGATCAAAATTACTTAAAATATGATCACCCTGTATTTTTTGATAGTGTATGTGCTTACTCCCAAACGATTTTTGATTCGATGGATAAAGAATACTTATTAAAAGTATTTGAATTTTCTGATAAAGTTAAAAATACCGAAGCTTATAAATATTGGAGTTCAGTTGCTAAAACTTACGATGTCGCCCATTTACGAAGGGATGATATTTCAAACTCACAATATAATAATGTTAACCCCCAAGGTTATTCAGTGATATCCAAAGATTCATATTATAAAGCATTTAAAACTTTTAATTATAATCCTGAAGATATTATATGGATTTCAGATGATTATATTGGAAAATGGCATACTAATCGCCCATTAACTCCAGTCCTTGGGTGGTCATATCCTATAGGATCTAATTATGATGATAATATAGTTTTTGACTGGTTGGAAGATTTTCTTAAATTGTATTTTGCTCGTATTGTATTTAGAGCAAATAGTAGTTTTAGTTGGTGGGCTTCATTTTTATCTCCTTCATCTAAAGTATATAGTCCAGTTTTAGATAAACAGATTATTTATGGTAGAGATAATGAAGGTATAGAAATAGATGTAGAGTTTATTGAAGGAAATCATCCTCATTGGATGTATAATAATAGTGATATAATGATAAAATAATGTATTATTCTCAAGAATGGACAGCTCAAGATCAATTTGTTGCTGAAACTTTAAATTTTAAAAAAAATGGAACCTTTTTAGATATTGGTTGCCATCATTATAAAAATATTTCAAATACTTACTATTTAGAAAATGAATTAAATTGGAGGGGTATTGGTATTGATACTCATTGTGATTTTGAAGCCGATTGGATTCAAAATAGACCTAATAGTAAATTTATATGTGCTGATGCTGTTATTATGGATTATGATGCTTTGTTAAAATCAAACAATATGCCATTAGTAATAGACTATTTATCTGTAGACCTTGAACCTCCTGTATTAACATTTGCAGCATTGAAGAAATTATTTGAAACAGATTACACATTTAAAGTAGTTACTTTTGAAACTGATTATTATAGAGAAACATCAACTAGAGACGAATCTAGAGAATTATTCAAACAAAGAGGTTATATGTTCATAAAAGAACTAAACCAACAAGATGATTATTACATTCATGAGTCTTATATAAAATAATATGAATATACATTTAGTAATGTTCATGACTCATAAGTATGGTATGGAAGATTACTATACTAATAGTGTTGAAAATCTAATAGAATCATCCAAACAATTTGGAATTGAACATTTTCATATATATAATCCGGAAACATTAAATATTGACCAACCCACCTTACAGTATATGAAAGATAATCATGATACTGGTTTTGGTTTTTATATGTGGAAACCATTAGTAATATTAGATGTAATGGAACAAATCAAAGATGGGGATGTTGTTTTATATCATGATGCTGGGCGACCTGAATATAATTTTAGTATTAAAAAAGATATTAATATCTTAGTTGATAAAGTAATAAAAAAATATGAGGGTATAGGATTAGCTCAAGGTGGGTGGAGTAACAACCAATATACTAAAGATAAATGTTTTAAATTAATGGGTTGCGACACTGAATTCTTTAGGAGTAAAACTCAAATAGTAGCTACTTGGGGAATTTATGAGAAAAATCCTAAATCATTAGAATTTTTAAATGAATGGAAAAAATGGTGTTTAAACCATGATGTTATATGTCCACCAATTGATGAAGAAAACCATGAGGGATATGTTCGTCACACATGGGATCAATCCATCTTAACCAATTTATTTTATACGTATTCTTTACAACCACTCCCATACTCAGTTCCAGGATGGGAAAAAGATATTAACAGTTTTATAGATAATAAATATGACAACATCTCTATCTCCTTCTCACCCATTGATAAAAATCCCTAATGTATTAAATACATCCGACGGTACTACGTTAATAATTGATGCGTATTATAAAAACAATAAATTATTTATTCTTGCTACCGGAGCTGTAGAAGATATATTTTTAGTTGATGGTGAAAATTTAATTCCTAAATCTAAAAAACTTATATGTTCTCATAAAAATCTTTCTCCGTTTGTTTTTGATGTAGAATATAAAAGTGATATAAAAATTAAATTAATAGGGCAATACCCGACTTTTAAAGAACTATATGCACATTTTAATATTACTAAAGATTATTATGGTAAATATACAAATGAGCATATTATAACTGCAATATGTAACGGAAATCATAATAGTATTGAATCTGTAATAACTTTTGTTAAATACCATATTAATTTAGGAGTTGATAGAATTATTTTACATTACCGAGAGGGTAATAATGTAAATGAATTTTATGATGTTTTGCGAAGTTATATTGAAAGTGAAAAAGTTATATTAATAAATTGGAATGGGGGGGTTAACTTCTATCAAGAAATTAGAAAAGATAATTTTTTTGTAGGTTTAGGAGAAGTAGCACATATGAATCATTCACTTGGAATATTTAAAGAAGCAAAATACTTAACTTGGTTGAATATAGATCAATTATTAACTCCACCTAAAGAAATTCCTAATGTAACTGAGTATTTAGATAATTTAGTTATTAATTACAAATGTGCTAATAGTGGTGGATTTGTTTATAAAACAATTGATTTTAAAAAACCCAACAATGATTTAAAATATTATGAATCTAAAGAAGTAATAAACAATATAAGTATATACCCCCAACTTACATTTTTTATACAAAATGTTGAAGTAATAACTAGTCATTCAATAACATTAGGGCCAGATCCTATTGAAATTCCTAAAGAATTAATATCAATAAATCATTATCCTTTTTTAGACAATAACAGATATATTAATGATGAGGTTATAAGACATTTAGATAATTTAAATTATAATTTATTTAACTAATAGTGGTTGGGACAAACCATAAGATAGTAGATTTATTAAAAAACAACATTTAAAAACTATAATATATGAAAACAGCGTTAGTATTAGGAGCTGGTGGTTTTATTGGATCACACCTCGTTGCAAAGTTAAAAGCAGATGGATTTTGGGTTCGTGGAGTAGATTTAAAACGACCTGAATTTTCATCATCTAAAGCTGATGAATTTATTGTAGGTGATTTAAGAAATCTATCATTAGTATCTAAAGTAATGTATTCTCCGAATCAATTATCTGAACAAGATAATATAAACTCATTTGATGAAGTATATCAATTAGCAGCAGATATGGGAGGTGCTGGATATATTTTTACTGGTGAAAATGATGCGAATGTAATGCATAATTCATCTTTAATTAATTTGAATGTAGTACATGAAGCTGTAAAAAAATCAATTAAAAAAATATTCTATTCATCATCTGCTTGTATGTATCCTGAACATAATCAATTAGACCCTGATAATCCTAATTGTGAAGAATCTTCTGCTTATCCTGCTAACCCAGATTCTGAATATGGATGGGAAAAATTATTTAGTGAAAGATTATACTTAGCATTTAATAGAAATTATGGTTTAGATGTTCGTATTGCTCGTTTCCATAATATATTTGGTCCTGAAAGTACATTCTATGGTGGTAAAGAAAAAGCACCTGCTGCTATATGTCGTAAAGTAGCTGATTCATTAATGGATGATGAAATTGAAATTTGGGGTGATGGATTACAAACACGTTCGTTTTTATATATTGATGAGTGTTTAGAAGCTGTTCGCCGATTAATGAATTCTCAATTTATAGATCCTGTTAATATTGGTTCCGATGAAATGATTTCTATTAATGATTTAACTAAATTAGTTATCAAATTAGCAGGTAAACGAGCAGGAATTAAAAATATTCCAGGACCACAAGGTGTTAGAGGTAGAAATTCAGATAATACATTAATTCAGGAAAAATTAGGATGGGCACCATCACAACCCCTTCATATTG